ACACCGTTAACGACGATCCGGCTGATTTGTCCGTTCCGCTGAAGATCCAGACCGGCAAGCAGCTGATCCGCAAAAGCTTCCTGCACCAATCCTGGTCGGCAATGAACCTGGCAAGCGAGCTGGCCGGCTCCGACGCCCTGAATGCTATTCAGGCCCGTGTGACTGCCTACTGGAACCGCCAGCTACAGCGCCGCCTTGTATCGACCCTGAACGGCATCATCGCGGACAACGTGGCCAACGATGCTTCCGACATGGTGCTCGACATTTCCGCAGAGGTTGGCACCGCTGCTGATTTCAGCCCCGCCGCTGTGATCGACGCGACCGGCACCCTTGGCGATGCGATGGGCAGCGTGGTCGGGATCGCGATGCACTCCGACCTGTACCGCCGCGCCCTGAAAGCCGATCTGATCGAGTTCGTCCAGCCTAGCGCCGGTTCTATGCGGATGCCGACCTATCGCGGCCTGGCTGTGATCGTGGATGACGGAATGCCGGTGGACGCTGGCGTCTACACCTGCGCCCTGTTCGGCCAAGGCGCCGTTGGCTATGGCGTCACCGCCCCGGCCATCGCTGAAGGCACCGAGGTTGAGAACCTGCCGAGCGCGGGCAAGGGTGGCGGACAGCAGGTACTGCACAGCCGCGTGAACCTGGCAGCACACCCGCTGGGCTTCGCCTGGGTAGAAGGCACGATTGCCGGCGAGTCTCCGACCATTGCCGAGCTTGGCGCCGCCGCCCATTGGGACCGCGTTGTAGAGCGCAAGGCCGTGCCGCTGGCCTTCCTGCGCTGCAAGTAAGAGAGGGAGGGGGCAGCAATGCCCCCTCGTTTACCGATGCTAAGACCAATCGAACGAGGCGAAGTGATCCACCGGGCAATGCTGGGCCTTGCACCGAAGTATCACACCAGGTTGAAACACCAGGGGCGAACGCTCGCCATCCTGCAAGGTGACACCGAACAAGAGGCCGTAGAACGAGCGCAGCGGCTCGCAGAGGCGCTATTCCCATTAGGGGCACCCGTGACTATCGAAGCGGCGTCATAACCCCGCAAAACGCACCACAAGAGACGAGAGGGGCATCCATGGGCATTGGGTACGGGCGACCGACAGAGCAGCAAGTAACAATCCCGCGTGAACTGGCCGTGCTGATCGTGAAGAAGGCCGTGGCCATGGCTGAAAAGCTCGAGAACCAGGCAATCGACCAGATGACCAGGGACGCCCGCCGCGCACTACAGCGAGGCACCGACCCTGCCGTCATCGTTCGCCAGTTGGGGCTGTGACGCTAAGGTGACGCTAAGGTCGCCCCGCGTTGCCGCACGGGAGCGATTTGGCAGATTTGCCCTATTTTGGCTTTATTAAATCAAACCACTGACGACCGTCTAAGGAATGACAAACAGCAGATCGGGCCTGATTGCTTCCTTAAATGTTTGTTTAGGGAAGTAATCGAGGCGCGCTAGAGTGTCGGGTACTCGACAACCCTACCCGGCAGCGCCCTACATGCCAGCTTTCACCCTCGGAAGACTCGCCAAGCTCTACGGAATGCACCGCTCGACCGTCTATGAAGCCGTCGAGAAAGGCCGCGTATCTGCTGGGCTGGATGGGAAAGGGCAGAAGGTTATCGACCTGTCAGAAGCGATCCGCGTATGGGGCGAACCGCCGACAGACCAGACAGAAAAACCCGACACCCGACAGCCTGCGCCAATGGCTGACCAGACATACCCGACAGACGCGCTACAGCCGCTCCTGGAGGAACTGCGCCTGCTGCGTGAAGAGGTGGCCGGGCTGCGTGCTGAGCTGCGTCTGATCGAGCACAAGCCGGATAAGCCACCAATGGTGAAGAAGGGGGGCGAGCAACCCCCGTCCGGTCCAGTTGGATCGTTTGCTGATCTGCTGGCGGCACTAGATATAGGGGATAACGAAACGTGACAAGCACAACATGCGGGCGTACGATTAGCCCGAATTAGCTTTATTTAAGGCACGAAAAAGCCCGCAGACCTCGGCAAAGGTGCGGGCTTTAGGAATCACCACCAGCGAAGTGAGATTCAGATTCGACGGAAGTGATACTAGAGGAAAACAGTACGCCCGTACAGTGGTTGCCCATCCAGTATCAGCCGCCGCCAGTCTGAATCTCGCACACAAGCGAGAGTCATCGGATGGCAACAAGAGCGAGAAAGACAGCCACCACAGCCAGTATCAAACAGGCTGCTTACATAAAAGGTTTCGGGGATTACCTGGTCAGCGCAGATTCGGTATTGGCGACCTTTCCCGAATGTGACCAGAGCGAGCTGATCGGCATTCTCTACAGTGCCCACGTTGGCAGGTTCACCCACAATTCGGGCAACAAGGGTTCGTTTCCGATTCATTGGAAGGCGAAGCAAGAGAAGTTCGGCACCGCCTCCCACTTCAACAAATTGAACGCGGCACTAGACTGGTTCACTAAGGTAAGAGGCGCGGCAATTGGTAAGCGTGCCGAGGAGTGGACATTGACTGCTAGAGCAAAAAAACTCCTGTCAGGGTATCTCGACCAGGGCAAACAGCAGCACTTACCGTTCTTCGATATGGAGGACGCTGAGCGTGCTTTTGTGGATAGCGAAAAGCGCCCATGTCGCAAGCCGCAAAGCCCTATTTCATCGAAGGCCAGCAACGGCACGAATACCAAGTTCAAAGCCTGGGATCTTGCCCTAAACGTCTACATTGACGGCGACAACCTGCATGCCTTCCTGCACGCCGCTACTGCCCGGCTGCACGGCGACACCTGCCCGCGGGGTTTTGAGTGGGCCTGGAAAGCATGGGATGCCATCGAGTCACGCCGAGGCGCTGCCGCCCTGGAGCGCCGACTAAGCGAAACGATTGCACAGGCTGGCGACTTTCTGCGCACCGCCTGGGTATCGAAGCTGAAAGGCTTTGTTGTTCACCAGAGCTACGAAGAAACCACCAGCGGCCGGCTACTGGCTCAGGGGCTGCTGAACCTGCAAACCTGCCACCGCGAAGTGCGGGCAGCGTGCTTGCCTGCCCACTACGACTACGATATCGAGTGCTGCCACTATGCTCTTCTGGCCAGCCTGGCGGCGCGGCAAGGCGTCCAAACTCCGCGCATAGACGCCTATGTCAGCGACAAGAAGAAGCTGCGCCGCGAAGTAGAAATGGCATCAGGTGGCACCTACGAAGAAGCCAAGCAGATCCTTACATCGTTGATCTATGGCGCCCCGCTGACTGCAAGCCCGCTAGGCTCCATCGCTGAGCTGGTCGGCACTCAGGCCGCTGAGAGGCTTTGCCGGCTGCAACCGTTGGTCGATCTATATGCCGAACTGAAGACCGCCCGTGACGCCGTGCTGGAGAGCCACAGACCAGAAGCGGAACGCTATGGCAGGATCACCAACGCCGCAGAGCGCCGCATTGCTACCAAGGGTATGCGCCGCAGCCAGCTCCTATCGCACATCCTCACCGGCGAAGAATCGGAAGTGCTCAAGGTGGCCATTGCCAACCAGAGTGCTGATATCGTCTTGCTGGCACATGATGGCTTTGTCACTACTCAGCCCATCGACAAAGCTGCACTAGAAGCCAAGATCCTCCGAGCAACTGGGCACCGCCTCAGCCTCGACTGCAAGCCATTCCCCGCTGCCGTTTGATACCCATAGAACTAAAGAAGCTCACCAGCCTGTAACCCGCGTGGTTACTGGGCTGGAGGGGTATCAGGTGCATCTAGTGGGGAGGTTAAAGGCTCCATGCTCTGCCGCTTCTCGCTGTAATGCCTGAAAAAGGGCTTTAGGAGACCGGGCGGCGCTCGACGTGTTTTTTCCGAACCAGTTCGATTCGCCCAATGCCGGGGCGTGCTCTGCCGATTCGTGGCCTATCAGACCCGCACTTTTCCTGCTGATTGGTGAAAACCCCCAATCTTGTGTGCTTTCCGGTTGACCCGTGTTCGCCCGTGTTCTAATGTGTGCTCTATCAGAACACAAGAGAACACACATGGCACACCTAACACTTCGACTGCCTGACGAAACCCTGAAGCAAGTAGACGAGTTGCGCGAACGCCTGGAGAAACAGAGCGGCATTCCTGTTAACCGAGCTGATGCGCTGCGGATGTTGATCGCCAAGGGGATCGAGCAGCAGCAGAAAGAGGACGCCCGCAAGGGCTGAAGACGCCGAGCCGCTGCTGTAACAGCGACCCGGCAACACAATGGCAACCGTAGGAGGGAAGCCACCATGCAACATCAGAATATCACCGTTCGACTGTTCAACCTGGCCGGGGAGATCCTGGGCAACCTGACGCTACCGGCATCGTTCCGGCTGGCCGATCTGGCCGCGCTGAAGACCTTGGGCACAGCCCGCGTGGAGGTTCTGAGCTGACCGACAGTCGGCCTCAAGTAACCACATTGCCAACACGATAACCACGCAAACCATGCGGCTGTTAGGGACCAGGGGAGGGACCGCAGCCGCAGCTCAAGGAGTGACAACCATGACTCAACAATCAATCGCGTCTCGCGTAGGCCCAGCCATGACCAGCGCCGAACTACTCGCCCAAGCCGGCATTGAGGTCGGACAGGTGCTGTACAGCGTCAAGGTACGCTTTCCCGATGGCGGGCTGGCTCAGCAATTCCCCGGACTGACCGTCTGTGGCGTTGCTGTCGAGGTGATGGAGCGACTGAAAAAGGAATACCCCAACGCCCGCGTGAACCTGATCCGCTACGGTGTAGGCGTCGAGAACCGAGCAGAGGCAGAGGCGCTGACCGAGAGGACGAAGGAGACCATCATCGAGGCCAGAGACAGGGAATATACCGGGCGAGCACTGCTGCAACAGCTGGAGTTCTGGACGCCGACCAAGAGAACCGACCAGCCGGACTAACAGCCAGCCACCAGACCCCGCCAAGTGCGGGGTTTTTTATTGCTGGTGACCAGCCGGTGACCACAAGAAGTGACCAGTTCGCAGGCAGTTCGCGCAATTGGTTCGCACCTGGTGCGCAAAGCCCGGTACGCAAGCTGGTACGCACGGAATCGCGCACTTTTTCGCGCACGATCTTCACGCATGAACGCCCGTTGGGGAAATCAAGCCCATGAATGGTTTCTGTAGCCCCTAAAAAGGGCTGCGCCGGCGTTGCGAAATCAATCCCATGCGTTGTTTGCGGAGACACCCCATGGAAGCGGCCAAAACAACAAGATCGCAACAAGGCGGAAGGGTGAGATTGGGGTGAGGCTGACGGCAAGATTACGGCAATTGGTTACCAGGCTGGTTACCAGCAAAGGTGACCACGCCGCACGGTAAGGTCGCGGTAAGGCGCAGCGCGGGCGTTCTGGCTGATTCTGCTTTATTCAATCTGATTCGACTTTACCACTTTGCAAACTATTGACGCTCGTCTACGGATTGATAATACTGTGCCCAAGCCACTACACGGCACTACAAAACGCGAGGGACGCACCATGAAGGCCGTTGTTTATCTGCGAGTGAGTACAGAACGCCAAGGCGACAGCGGTCTAGGCATCGAGGCGCAGCGGGACTACATCGCCCAAGCGGCCAAGTCGAAGGGCTGGGAACTGATCGCAGAGTTCACAGACACTGCGTCCGGGACCATCGCCCCCACCGAGCGCACCGAGTGCATCAAGGCCATCAACACGGCAAAGGAGCTGGGCGCCGTCCTGGTAGTGGCCAAGCTGGATCGCCTGAGCCGTGACGTTGAGCACATCGCTGGCCTGATGAAGCGCGTCCCGTTCAAGGTCGCCACGATGCCCGACGCTGATGCCTTTCAGCTCCATATCTACGCCGCCCTGGCGCAGCAGGAACGCGAGTTCATTGCAGGCCGTACCCGTGATGCCCTGGCCAGCCTCAAGGCGCGTGCGGAGAGTGGCGACCAGGTTGCACGGGACAAGATCAAGCGCCGGGACGCTGGCCGGGCCATGGCACACAAGCGGGGAACTGGAACTGCCGTGGCCGCAGCAGTGAGCGCCGCCGATGCCTATGCAAAGACCGTAGCCGACAGCATCAAGGCCGCACGGCATGACGGCATAACAACCCTCGTCGCCTGTGCTGACTACCTGAACCGGCGTGGGATGAAGACCCGGCGCGGCGCAGAGTTCACGGCGACAGCGGTCAAGCGCCTGGCCGAACGGCTGCAGATCACTTTCCCCTGATCGCCAGCACCACCAGGAACCCGGCCACTGCGCCGGGTTTTTTGTGTCCTGCGAAAACCACTGTATGCCCAACCAGGAAAGTGCTTGCAATAGGCTTTATTTGGCCTAATATATGTAAAGCAAAACGACACGTCGCTTTTGTTTACATGAGGCCGCACCGATGAAAGAAGCCACCAAAACCCGAGGACGCCAGCACCGCCCGACCGTTTCCGAGGTCGCCCGGTATTACGACCGCCTGCGCTCCGCCGCCGATCAAGGCAACGTCCAGGCAACCGCACTGCTGATCGCCCTAGCAGAGAAACGCCAGCTTCCGGTGGAGGCCGTCGCCGCATGACTGACAGCCGCCCGAAGAACCTGCGAGACGTGAGCGCAAACAGCCAATGCCGCCGACTTCTAGAGCGGCTGCGCCTTGGTCACATCAACTCTTTCGAGATCACCGCAGAGCTGAACATCTGTCGCCCTGGTGCGCGGATTTCTGAGCTGCGATCCGAAGGCCATCCGATCAAGTCTTACCGGACCACCATCGAGGACGCCTACGGCTACAAACACCCCGGCGTGGCCGTGTACTACCTGAGCGCCGAGCCGGTGACAGAGGTCGCCTGATGCTGAACGCGACCATCGTCGGGCAGATCACCAGCGCCTTGCAGCATGACGAGCAAGGGCGCCGGTACTGCACCGTTTACAGCGACCAGGCACGCCGATCCGTGCGCGTCCTGGTGCGCAATGACAGGCACGCCGAACTAATCAGCCAGCTCCCCAAGGGGGCGCGACTGAGTGCGACGGGAACACTGCACAGCCGGGGCGCGATTGGCCCAAGCGGGCAGACCCTCGCCTATCTGCAGATTGCACTGCACACCCTGAAAATCCACGAGGCCCGACAATGACCGACACCGCACCCGACACCACGCCCGACAGCGCCGAAATGAGCGCAGAGATTGAACGGCTACGCGCCAAGAATGCTGAGCTACTGGCCGAGCTGAAGACCTTCAAGAGCAAGGCCACCGACAGCGGCACCGAACTGGAGACGCTGCGCTCACAGGTGGATGAATACCGCCTGCACCGCCCCGTGGCTGACCTGCTAAGCAAAGTCCTGGTGGCGAGCAAGTATTCGGCGGCTGAACTGGCCGAGCACTTCAAGTTCGAGCTGAACGAAGCCGGCGAGATTGAAATGCGAGACGCCGAAGGAAAGCCGGTCATGGTCGCTGACAAGGTGGACGGCGAGAGCGTGACGCGCCCGATCAAGCTGGAGGAGGACGAGGTGTGGCGCTACCTGGCACACGATTACGGCAAGCTGAACCACATTGTCCGGTCATCCAAGGCAAGCGGCAGCGGCGCAATGGGTTCTCGCCCATCTAGTGCACCGCACCGCCAAGCCCCGGCAGCGCCCAAGGGCGAAGGTTTCGGCCTGCGTTAACTGATTACCGGGCGTCGGTTTCGAGTGTGAGCCGCCGCCCTGCTGGCCCTGTGGGCCTCCCCCTTCACGCTCTGGCCTGTGGCCTTCACTGCAACACCCTCGCCCTGTGGGCACCCCTTCCGCTGAGTCTGTGACCCCGCGAATCAATACCTTCTGATTCGAGGCAACACCCAATGACTACCCGTATTAGCGACATCATCGTTCCCGAAGCTTTCACCGGCTATCTCGTGCAAAACGCCATGGAGCGCACCGCCCTGGTCGAGTCGGGCATCCTGGTCCCCAATGACGTGATCCGTACCCAACTGAAGGCCGGCTCGCACAGTTTCGCCGTGCCGTTTTGGCGTGACTTGAGCAACGATGAAGCCGACACCGTTAACGACGATCCGGCTGATTTGTCCGTTCCGCTGAAGATCCAGACCGGCAAGCAGCTGATCCGCAAAAGCTTCCTGCACCAATCCTGGTCGGCAATGAACCTGGCAAGCGAGCTGGCCGGCTCCGACGCCCTGAATG